AGGTTTGATTTTGGCCAAAACCAACGCCGCGCGCGGCCAATGTTCTCTGACTATTCCGGCTGGACCTTGAGACCAGAATTTCGCGAAGACCTTGGTGACCGCGCGCAGTCTATAGAACAACTGCTGCGCATAGTGGGCCCGTCCATGCTGGGCAGCCGGGGCAAGATGTTCTACCAGTTCATGTCGCCGCCCGAGGAACCTGCGCCATCGCAGCAAGGAAATGCGTTTGCTGACCTGTTGTCCGGCGTTTTTTCTGGCGGCAACGCAAACACGCGCAATGCAATGTCGGCGTTTACAGGCTTTATGAGCCGCCGCAAATAATGCAGACCACGCGCTACAGCGCTGAGGACGAGCAGAACCTGATGGCGTCCCTGTGGGCGCCGTCGCTCAAGGACGACCCGCTCAAGTTCGTGATGTGGCTGTTTCCGTGGGGGCAGCCCGGCACGCCGCTGGAGCACTTCTCTGGCCCGCGCAAGTGGCAGCGCGAGGTGCTGCGCGATCTGGCCGAGCACATCAGGCAGAACAGCGGCAAGGTGGACTTCGACGTGCTCCGCATGGCCGTGTCTTCCGGCCGCGGCATCGGCAAGTCGGCCCTCGTCTCGTGGCTCATCATCTGGATGTTGACGACCCGGATCGGGTCCAGCACCATCGTGTCGGCCAACTCCGAGACGCAGCTCCGGTCGATCACCTGGGCCGAGATCACCAAGTGGCTGGCGCTCGCGTTGAACAGTCACTGGTTCGAGGTCTCGGCTACCCGCGTCATGCCCGCCAAGTGGCTGGCCGAGCTGGTCGAGCGCGACCTGAAGAAGGGCACGCGCTACTGGGGCGTCGAGGGACGGCTGTGGTCGGAAGAGAACCCGGACGCCTACGCGGGCGTGCACAACTTCGATGGTGTAATGCTGGTGTTCGACGAAGCCAGCGGTATCTCCGACAGCATCTGGCAGGTGGCAGCGGGCTTCTTCACCGAGAACACGCCCAACCGCTTCTGGATGGCGTTCTCCAACCCCCGCCGCAACACGGGCTACTTCTACGAGGCGTTCAACGCCAAGCGGGACTTCTGGCGCAACAAGACCGTGGACGCCCGCACGGTCGAAGGAACGGACAAGGCGGTCTATGAGCAGATCATCCTCGAATACGGGCCTGACAGCGTTCAGGCGCATGTTGAGGTCTACGGTGAGTTTCCCTCGGCTGGAGATGACCAGTTCATCCCGATCCATCTCGTCGACGACGCCATGGGACGACCCCGCTATAAGGACGCCTCGGCTCCAGTGGTCCTCGGCGTGGACCCGGCACGCTTCGGTGCCGACGCTACAGTTATCGCGGTACGGCAAGGCCGAGACATCGTGGCAATCAAGCGCTACCGCGGTGACGACACCATGGAAGTAGTCGGCCGCGTCATCGAGGCGATGGAAGAGTTCCAGCCGACGATGGTGGTGATCGACGAGGGCGGGCTGGGCGCGGGGGTCGTGGACCGGCTCAAGGAGCAGCGGTACAAGGTCAAGGGGGTGAACTTTGGGTCCAAGAGCAGCAAGCCGGTCATGTACGGCAACAAGCGGGCCGAGATGTGGGGAGCCATGCGGGAATGGTTGAAGACCGCGTCGATCCCACCCGACCGGGTGCTGAAGACGGACCTGATCTCGCCGCTGATGAAGCCGGACAGCAAGGGCACGATCTTCCTCGAAGGCAAGAAGGAGATGAAAGCCCGTGGGCTCGCAAGCCCCGACGCCGCAGACGCGATAGCCGTTACATTCGCGTTCCCCGTGGCCTCCAGAGGCGAGCGCGTTGACAGAACGCCGCGCAAGGCTTATGGTCAGTCAAGTGTTTCAACCTCTTGGCTAGGGTCGTGATGGCGCGCAAGGGCGTATCTTTGTCGGTAGGACGCGGTGAGAAGCTGCCCGTCAGCAAGGGCGCTGGGCTGACGGCCAAGGGGCGTGCCAAGTACAACAAGGCGACGGGCAGCAAGCTGAAGCCGCCCGCGCCTACCCCCAAGACGGCTGCGGACAAGGGCCGGAAGGCCTCGTTTTGCGCCCGGATGGGTGGCGTAGTCGCCAAGTCGAAGAATGCAGAGCGGGCGAAAGCCTCAATGAGACGGTGGAAGTGCTAAAATGGCCAAGAAACCCGGTCTATACGCAAATATTGCCGTAAAACGCGCCCGCATTGCCGCCGGATCAGGCGAAAAAATGCGGAAAGTTGGCTCCAAGGGCGCTCCGACTGCCGCCGACTTCAAAAAATCAGCCAAAACCGCGCAGCGGTCGCTGTCCAGCTACGGCGGACTGCCCGGTATTAAACGCGTCAAGGGCTCCAGAAAGGATAAGTGACATGCCGCTCGTGAAATCAGCCTCCAAGGGCGCGTTCCGCAAGAATATCAAGACCGAAATGGCTGCGGGCAAACCCGCAAAGCAGTCTGTGGCCATCGCCTACGCGATGAAGCGCAAGGCACAGGGCAAAAAGGGCAAGTAGGATGGCTAAACGTTCTGTTGCGTATAAATCAGACCGCGGTCAAATTCCCAACACCGCCGACTACAAAGGCGACTTTCAGGGAAGTACGCAACCAAAGAGCAAATTGTCGGGCGGTTTCGGCCCCTTCGGCATAAAGTACAGCAAGCCGATTGGCCCCGTAAAGCCCGTTGGCCTGCGCATGGACGAGTACAGCAGGCAGCAGTTGGCCAAACTTAAGCAGAAAGCCGCCGCGCCCGTGCCCAAGCCCAAGCCCAAGCCTCCGCAGGTTATTCGCACGACCGTTTCTGAGCTCATGTCGCCTGTCAAAGCCGCGGCGCCCGCCCGCATGGCGGTCAACCGCGCAACGGGCGACACAACGGGCTTTACCACCGGCAAGACGACTGGCAAGACCGTTACCAAGGCGGGTACGGCCTACAAGACGCCCATGTCAGCTTCGCAGCGCACGTCTCAGAACGCCTTTAACAAGGGCGGCGTGGCAGGCCCTCGCAAGGACAGCAGCGGCCGTAACGTTTCCAGCGCATCTGGCAAGAGGAAATAGTGGCAGACGATGGCATCAAAGGCGCGGCCAAGGTCGCCAACGGCGGCACGGACAAGAGCGACATGCTCTCGACCATGCGGTCGCGCTTTACCATGGCCATTTCTGCCTTGGGCGAGAGCCGCGAGGACGAACTGGACGACCTGCGCTTCATGGCAGGCTCGCCCGACAACCAGTGGCAGTGGCCAGCCGACGTGCTGGCGACCCGCGGCTCCGTGCAAGGTCAGACGATCAACGCGCGCCCCTGCCTGACCATCAACAAGCTGCCGCAGCACGTCCGGCAGGTCACCAACCAGCAGCGGCAGAACCGGCCCAGCGGCAAGGTGATCCCGGCTGACGACAACGCCGACGTGGCAGTGGCCGAGGTTTTCGACGGCATCATCCGGCACATCGAGTATATGTCGGACGCCGACGTGGCCTACGACACCGCCTGCGACAACCAGGTGACCTACGGCGAGGGCTACATCCGCATCCTGACAGAATATGCACGAGAAGACAGTTTTGATCAGGATCTGCGCATCGGCCGCATCCGCAACTCGTTCAGCGTCTATATGGACCCGACGATCCAAGACCCGTGCGGGTCCGACGCCAAGTGGTGCTTCATTACGGAAGACCTGCTCAAGGAAGAGTTTGAGCGGATGTTCCCCGACGCAGCACCCATTACGTCCATCATGGCGCAGGGTATTGGCGACCAGTCACTAAGCCAATGGATTAGTCAGAACACCGTCCGTATCGCGGAATACTTCTACATCGACCATGAGAAGGCCAAGCTCAACCTTTACCCCGGCAACGTGACCGCCTTCAACGGTACGCCGCAGGATGGGCAGCTCAAGGCCATGTTTGGCCAGCCGGTGCGCACCCGCACCGTTGACCGCCGCAAGGTCATGTGGGTCAAGACCAATGGCTACGAGGTGCTGGACGAGCGCGAGTGGATCGGCAAGTACATCCCGGTCGTGCGGGTCGTCGGCAACGAATTTGAGGTAGACGGACGCCTGTACGTCTCCGGGCTGGTGCGCAACGCCAAGGACGCGCAGCGCATGTACAACTACTGGACCAGCCAGGAGGCCGAGATGCTGGCCTTGGCGCCCAAGGCACCCTTCGTTGCTTATGGCGGCCAGTTTGAAGGCTACGAGATGCAGTGGAAGACGGCCAACACGACCAACTGGCCGTACCTCGAAGTGAACCCGGATGTGACCGACGGCGCGGGAAATGTCCTGCCTCTCCCGCAGCGTTCTCAGCCGCCAATGGCGCAGACGGGCCTTATTCAGGCCAAGATGGGCGCCGCGGAGGACATCAAGTCTACGACCGGCCAGTACAACGCCAGCCTCGGCCAGCAGGGCAACGAACGCTCTGGCAAGGCCATCCTCGCGCGCGTGCAGGAGGGCGACACGGGCACCTACCACTACGTTGACAACCTCGGCCGCGCCATCCGCCACATCACCCGCCAGCTTGTGGACATGATCCCCAAGATCTACGACACCGAGCGCATCGCGCGCATCATCGGCGTTGACGGTGAGGTTGGCATGGCCAAGATCAACCCGCAGCAGCCCGAGCCGGTCAAGCCGATCATGGACGCTGCGGGCAACGTCATTGAGAAGATCTACAACCCGACGGTCGGCACCTACGACGTCGTCATCACCACGGGCCCGAGCTATCTGACCAAGCGCCAGGAGGCCGTCGAGGCCATGGCCAACATCCTCCAGACCAGCCCGCAGTTGTGGCAGGTGGCGGGCGACCTGTTCATCAAGAACATGGACTGGCCGGGTGCGCAGGAGATGGCGGCCCGCTTCAAGAAGATCATCGACCCGAAAGTGCTGGCCGAGGACGACAAGTCGCCGGAACTCCAGTCTGCCGAGCAGATGATCGAGGCGCTGACCCAGCAGCTCAACCAAACCATGGGTATGGTCGAGAACATCCAGAACTCGATGGAAGCGCAGGAGTT